GAGGAAGACAAGATCGTCGCGGCCGCTCGATTCGATGACGCTCCACGAACGGTGGTCAACGGTGGCACCACCGTGCTCACGCCGATCCTGGGCGATTTTTCAAACTTCACATCGTGAATACTACCTGCTCGTCAAGGTGACCTTGTCGCATGTCACACTTGTCAGTAACACAAGTGTGACACGCTGGCGGTTTCACACCTTCCCGGCAAATGTGTACGACGGGGATTTACCTAATGGCAAAGACGCACGCTATTGAATGTAAGATGTGCGGCCTAGTATTCCAGGGGCGAACGGGGGCGAAAACCTGCTCGCCCAGGTGCAGGAAACGACGAGAGCGCGTCCTTAAAGGTACTGCTCTCGGGACGTGGAAAATGGGCGTCCCACACAAAAAGATTTCCTGGCTCTGGCGATAGAGCCGATCACTACTCCCACACGAAAGGTGCAACCATGAAAAGCGATTCGAGGAAGCGGTATGAGCAAACAGTGTGCAACATCCACAAGGCATTGGATGCGCTCACGCGTGCCGACGACGGTTGCTCGGTGCGCAACTGGGATTGCCTCACGCTCGGATACTGCACGGACCAGCTCTGCCGCGCTAACGCCTGGATCGTCCAGGCCCTCATGGACATCAACGCGGAAACGGACGGACGGTACGAGGGCGAAGGCGAACGCAAATCGGCCAATAACGGCAAACCGGAAACTTTCGCGTGACCTTTTGAACGTCCAAAAAAAAGGCCGCGGCGCTCTTCAAACGCCGCGGCCATCTGCCTACAACCACTCAGTAAATATACTCCCCTTTACATCGTTTGGGGAGGTTTCTTTTTCACATTCCACAGATACCGAAGAGTGAGGATAGGTGATTCTTCTTCAGGAAGTTTCACCGACTCCTCTTTGCGAGCGAGAACCGAAATGATCCATCGCCCCTTTTTTCCGCCTTTCGTGCGGGCACAGCGAATCACCAAACCGCGAAGAGACTCCCGGTCGTCGAGCTGGTGGACCAACAAACGGCTCGCCGTCGCGGTCATTTCTAAGAATCCCCTCACATCTTCGTTTTGGTGAATCACGTCCAGGTAGCCGAGCCACTTGACCGGATATCCTTCCGTGCAAGCTGCGCAGGCGCCCGTCTGATCGGCCGTGCATTCTGAGGATCGTCCGGCGAAATAATGCACCATCTGACCCCAAAAAGCATTAGAGATTATTACGTATTGCTGAGCCTCGGATGTGAGGACACGCAAAACTTTCGCCCTCGGTTGGTGTTTCGGCGGGGGCGCGCCGTTGAAGAGGGTTCCCATGTGGTTGCGCTCCTTTCGCGTTAGTTCGGGAACCAAGTGGCTATAGCCAGATGATCTGTCTTTAGCAAAAGCCACGCGAAGTGGCTAGCTTATTAGTTATAATGCTTTGTGCTTTATGATGTAAGCTGGGGAGCTTTTCTGGGTTCCACATCTGGATAGCCGCACGCTTGCGGGAAGCCAGCCGCGTTTTCGACGGGTCGGCAGCCCATTTTCACCGTCCGAATGCCCTGGCGCGGCAATTTGGCGCTTGCCAAGGGCCTTGTCACGCCATAGTTTGGGAACTGCCGCAACCACAACGGCGAAACCGAGCTGTCTGCGCTGGGAGCTGGACGCACGGACGCAACCCCGTTGTGATTTGCGGCTATTTTTTTGTACACCTATCAACGAGAAAGGAAGGTGCGTAATGATCCCGACCCGCGCGGTACGCGAACAAGCCATGATCCTCCTGGCGGCCAACGCCGCAACGCTAGCGCCGGCAGCTGACGCCAACGCCATCGCTCTGATAAAAGCTGCCTTCACTCCTGGGGAAGATCTTGCCATCGGCGACTTGACGTTGGCTGACTTCGATGGAAGCACGCCGATTGAAGGGGCAACCGGCGCCCAGGCCGAGAGTCTCGACCCTGGCACGCTGGATTCGATCATCGACATTTTGGAACCAGCAGGGGGCTACAGGTGGGAAACGACGGGTCTCACCAATTTGCCTCAGACGATTTTCGGGTACTGTCTCGTGAGCAATGACCTTGCAACGCTCTTGGCAAGCGCCACATTCGCAGACCCAATCGTCTTGACCATCGTCAATCAGAGCATCGTCGTTGATCGTCCGAACCTGAGGCAGCTCGCAGGGTCGATACAGTAAATTTTCTTACTCGCTGACCCCTTGAATGTTTCAGGGAGCGCGCGAGATATTGAGGGACCAGGCCATGATTAAATGTACGTCGCTTTTTTCCTACCAATCCCAGAACGGACGTCACGCTGGATGGAGTGAAACTTGGTACATCGACGCAAACTTCACGCTTGCGCGAGAAGCCATGTCCGGGGTGCAAAACTCGCGCGCAGGCATGATGCCTTCAACGGTCGAAATAACCGGCCAGCGGTACACTCAACTTTTCGACCTCCAAGGGACAAGCGGAAAATCACTCGCGACTTCCGACCGCTTCCCAGGGGGCGCACGTGGTTTGATCCAAGATGTGCCGCAAATGGCGCTGCTGTGTTCAGCGCAGGCTGTCGGCACAAACAATGTGAAGCGCTACACGCTGCGCGGAATGCCAGATACCGTCATGGTCGGCGGTGACTTCAACTCCAACGACCTTATTGACCGAAACCTTGCCCTTGCTGGCCTGACTCGGCAGCAGGTTAAAGACATGGCTGCGGCTTGTATCGCCAAGGCATCTGGATACGGATGGACTCGCGGTCAGAACCTTTTCGTCTATAACAACAATGCCTATAACGACACAGTAGTTGCTGGCCTACAGGACGCTGGAATCATTGCTGGCCGGGGCGGCCCTTCCGATGGGCGCTTTGTGTTTGCTGAAGGCGGCGTCGTTAATCCAATGCGAATACCTGCCGCTACATGGGATCAGCTAACCACTGCCCAGATAACGCCTCAGATTGACCGCATCATCGAAACGGGCGCAACTGGGTGGGTGTATTGGCACAATGTCTTTTCGACAGCTCGCGTGGCCGATGACGGACAAGCCGCTGTTGGATCGGCAACTCCATCGGCCTATGCAGCGTCAAACTCTACCTACTGCACTCCGCGAGGCATCACGAACCTCACGATCTGGTGGGAAGAACTCAAGGGCGCTCTCGACTACATCAAGGCCAAGGAAGTCGCTGGCCTGATTGATGTCATGAGTCCGAGCGAGTGGGCGCTGCGTAATGGTCTGGGCGTGACGCTGTAAAACGAATCCCCTCTGAACAATGACCACAAGCCCGCCCCGCGCGGGCTTCTTCATTTCTGGACTGACGATGCAAACCCAACTCACGCCACCCGCAGCCGAGCCATTGACGCTGGCTGAGGCAAAGCTGCATCTGCGTGTTGATGCGGACATGACAGACGATGACAGCCTGATTTCCGCGCTGATCGTCACCGCCCGCCAGCAGGCAGAACATCGCACTGGCCGGGCGCTGGTGACGCAGCAATGGCGCTACTCGGTTGACACGTTCCCGGCTGACTCGCTGGAGCTGCCGATGCCGAAGCTGCAATCGGTGCAGTCCGTCAGCTATCTTGACAATAACGGCACCCGCCAGACGCTGGCGAATACCGAATATGACGTGATAACCGACGAGCTGGTTGGCCGCATCATTCCCGCCTACGGGAAAAGCTGGCCATCTTGCCGTGAGCATCCCGGATCTGTGCGGGTGGATTACACCTGCGGCTATGGTGCGGCGGCTGATGTGCCGCAGTCGATCAAGGCATGGATGCTGCTGGCCATCGCCACCTGGTACGAAAACCGAGAAGCACTGACAGCCGGCCAGCCGGTTGCCGAACTGCCGCGCTGTTTCTGGGAAGGTTTGCTCGATCCGTTCTGGGTGCCGGGGGTGTGATGGGTGCCGGAAAACTAAACCACCGCATCACCCTGAGCGGTCTTTCCTCCGGTACTGATGAACTCGGCCAGCCGCTGCAGTCGTGGGTGGATTTCGCTACGGTCTGGGCGGATGTGCGCTTTGTCAGCGGCATCGAAACCATCAAGGCTGGCCGCGAGATTTCCACCAGCCGCGCCAGCGTGCGTATTCGCCGCCGTGCCAACGTGAGCCGGCAGATGCGTGCGCGCATTGATGGCGTGGAATACGACATTCTCGACATCATCCCCAGCGCAGACCGCGCCTGGTTGACGCTGATTTGTGAGGTGGCGCTGTGAGTGCTCGAATCAAGGTCGATATCGCCGGCTTCAAGCAGCAGCTACATGCCGTGGCAGACAAAATGAACCAAGCCACACGGCCAGCCGCGCAGGCTGGGGCGCAGATTATTTACGAGCGGGCCAAGGCGTTGGCGCCTGTTTCTGATGCGGCTCACATGTTCCACGGTTCGCACGCGACCTATGGGCCGTATCGCCCCGGCACGCTGCGCAACTCGATTTATCAGGTGTTCAGTAAAGACAACAGTTTCAGCGACATGAGCACTTATCACGTCAGCTGGAACGCAGACAAGGCGCCATACGGGGCAATGGTGGAATTTGGCACCAGCAAGGCGCCCGCGCATTCGTTCATCCGCCGCGCTGTGGCTGAGACGCGCAAGCAAGTCCGCGAGGCAATCAAGCAGCGGTTTATCGATGAGGTCAACGGCCAATCATGAGCATGGAATCCGATCTGGTTGCGCTGCTGAAAACCCTCTGCCAGCGTGTGTTTCCTGACGTTGCGCCGGCCAGCACGGCAACGCCATACATTACCTATCAGGCCATCGGCGGCGAAGCCATGCGCTACGGCGACGGCGCCGCGCCGGATAAACGAAACACGCTGATGCAGGTCAACGTCTGGGCCAAAACCCGCAGCGAAGCACTGACGCTGATCCGGCAGGTTGACGACGCCATCAGCGCCGCCAGCGCCTGGCAATCCGAGCCGCAGGGCGAGGCTGTGTCTACCTACGAACCAGACACGCAGCTTTACGGAAGCATGCAGACATTCGACATCTGGGCCACCAGATAACCCCCAGATAACACGCATTCAAATCAACCCGCTTCGGCGGGTTTTTTATTGGGCGCTAGCCCGCAACCAACACCCGCCTTGAGCGGGTTTTTGCATTTAAGGAACCCGAAAAATGGCAACTCTTCCTTCCGGCACTATCCTGTCGGTCGCTACGGCTTTTGCTGCGGCAAAGACCGTTACTGGCATCAGCAACGCAGCAGAGGCGGTTGTTTCGTGCACCGCTCACGGCTATTCGGTTGGTGACATCGTGCAGATTTACTCTGGCTGGGGCCGCCTGAATCGCCGCGCCGTCAAGGTCAAATCGGTGCTAGCTGATTCGTTCGTCGCCACCGATATCGACACTACCAACACCGAATTTTTCCCTTCCGGCTCTGGCATCGGAACCGTTCGCAAGGTCACCACCTTTACCCAGATCAGCAAGTATCTGAATCCGAACTCCAGCGGCGGCGATCCGAAGCCGGTTACCGTCAAGTTCATGGATGAAGACACTGAAACCACGCTGAACGACGGATTTACCGCAGTATCGGAGTCGTTCGAGATCGATGCGGATCAGTTCGGCACCTCGGCATACAACGCGCTGCGCACACTGTCAGAAGTGCAAACCGATACGCTGCTGAAAAAGACGCTGAAAAGCGGCGGCATCATCTACACGCCATGCACTATCGCGCTGAATGAAAACGTGAAGATGGGCAACGGCTCGATTTACACCAACATGGTTTCGATCAGCGGCAACGGCCGTATCACCCGCTACACCGCTTAATTGTTTTGCCACGGCCCACCCCGGAAACGGAGGTGGGCTTTTTACGCCTGCAGGTCGCTCCTGTCCGGGCTTTTTTACATTCCAGAAAGACAAAATCATGGCAAAGATCAAGCTTGGTTCAACTCCGAAAACATTTAAGCCGGTGACTATCTACGTTGATTTACCGGATGGAAGCAAGGGTGATATTCCGCTAACGTTTCGCTATCGCACGCAGGACGAATACTGGGGGTACCGCGATGAATTTTTCAAGGCTGTTGGCGTTGAACGACCGGCTGGCGATGACACCAGTCTGCCGGTAATCGCCAAAGAGGCAAGGCTCCAAGCTGCAAAGCATATTTGCCAAGCTATCGACTCATGGGATTTGGACATAGAGCTAACCCAAGACAATCTTTGCCAGATGTTTAACGAGATTCCCCAGTCGTCCAGTGCGATCTCCGAGGCATATCAATCCGCTTGCATTCAGGGCCGGCTGGGAAACTAAAAAGCGCAGCCGCTGCGCTATATCAGCGGCAGCCGTCAGCAGCAGAGCTGGCGGCGGTAGGACTGACGCCGGAAGACTTCGACGGCGATGACGTTGAGGTCTTGCCGGAAAACTGGCCGATTGTAATGCTGTTCTGTCGGCTCAGAACGCAATGGCAGGTCGGCAGGTCCGGCGAAGTCGGTTTGCGATATGAGGCGGTATATCCGCTGCTGGATCGTCTGTTCGCAGATGGCTGGCAGCAAGCGCTTGACGATCTGCAGGTACTTGAGCGTACGGCCCTGGATGCCATGCGTGAAGAAAACTAGG